AAATAATTTTTATTCTATAGCTAAACCACTGAAAACATTAGATTATTTTTATCAATATAAATAACTCAGACCGATAGAGTCCTAGAAAACCTGGTTAACGCATTGTTTTTAAACAAAAAAATAGCATTAGTTTTTGAATTAGTTTTTTAGTGGGAAATTTAAAAGAAAATCAGAGTGAAATTGCCGCCAGAAATAAATTGATTGATTCAAAATGCTGCAGGGCATGGCAGCGTCATGCATCTTTTTAAACCCCGTTCTTTCCCGTCATTCTTTCCCGTCATTCTTTCCCGTCATTCTTTCCCGTCATTCTTTGCCCCTGCTCATTCTTTCTTTCAAACCGCCCCTTTCTAATTCCTTTAATAAAATGCCCTTACTGTTATAATAGAGGGGCGTTAGTGATTCGTTACTGGCGCATTTGCTAAACCAGAAAGAAAGGATCATCCAAATGTTCTATGCAGCTATTGCATCGGTCAACAATGTTTCAATCGAGACATTCAAAGGCCACGTTTCAAGCTTTGCAGAAATTGAAAACGATATTGCAAAACAGTTTTCCAAACGGGCTGAGTGCTATTGCTTGAATATCTTTGAAGTAATAACCGCCCCCAATAACAGCGAATTGAACGCTAAAATTGAAGGGGGGTTTTGATATGAAACGCCCCATTATTCTTTCCTTTTATGATTACACTGGAGTCATGGTTAAACCTTGGGCAAAGGCAGGATATGCTTGCTATTGTTTTGACATTCAGCACGCTTACGGTGAATTTAAAGACCGTTACAAAGGGGGCGGTTCAATAACATATGCAAAGGCAAATTTGCATTCTGAATCCCGTTTGTTGTCGATCATAAAAAAATTTCAATATGAAAATGTTGAAATGGTTTTTGGTTTTCCCGTTTGCACTGATTTGGCGGTTTCGGGTGCGGCTCATTTTGCAAAGAAAAGATTGGCAAACCCTGCCTTTCAAATAGAAGCCGCAAACCATGCCACAAAGATTCAAATGATAGCGGATGAACTAAACGCCCCATATATGATTGAAAACCCCGTTTCGGTTTTATCAACGTTATGGCGCAAGCCTAATCATTCTTTTCATCCGTTTGAATATGGCGGTTATCTGAATCAACGTGAGTCAAAGCATCCTTTATATCCTGACTATATCGCCCCTTTCGATGCATACTCAAAAAAGACTTGTCTATGGACAAGCGGCAATTTTGTGATGCCGCCAAAAATGCCCGTTAATTGTGAAAGCTTTGGGGCATCACGGCAACACAAAAGGCTAGGCGGTAAATCTGAGAAAACCAAAAATATCAGATCGGCAACACCAAGGGGATTTGCCAAAGCGGTTTTTGTTCACAATCATATCAATCAAACGGCATTAGCTGCAGAATAAAACCCCTTTAAATCCTAATAAAGAAAACCCTGCTATTTTTAGTGGGGTTTTTTTGTGCCTATTTGTTAATACCTTAACAGCGCCAATATAAGCGCCACTGAATAGGGGTAAATTTCCAAGCTATATCAGGTCATAAAAATCATTTAACCCCATTCCAGGCTGCGCATATTAAGCCAAATTTTATTATCGCAATAAAAAAGCCCCCGTTTTGGGGGCTTGTTTTAGTTTTTAGGGGTTTTGGAGTTTAATATAAAAGCAAAGCTTTTAATTCGCTAATTTCCCATTTTGATTTTTGGGATAATTCTTGCAGCGTCATGTTTAGATTGGAGTCATATTCTGCAATAACATCGCATTTATCCCATCGCCTAATTGCACCACAAAAACCATTTTGTGAGCGGTTTAATGTTTCGACATATTCTTTTGCCATTTGATCAAGAGTCATTTCATTTCCTTTCGATAGCAACGGCAAAGAATGCCGCCACAATTAAAAATCCCATTAGAAAGATTAAAAGACTCATGCCGCTAACAATTTGGATTCGGCTAAGTCCCACAAACTGCGATTAATGCGAATGTTTTCGCTTAGACTTTTAACCGCCTTTGCCTTGCGTTCTAGGCCAAATATGCGCCCGTTTTCGTTTAGGCGTTTTGTGAAGCTCAGAACATTAGCGCCGCCATTGATTAAGTTTTCTTGCACTACGTTAAAAATGTTCCAAGCGCTTAAACCTATATCCTCAGAGCGGTGAATCCTTGCCAAATTTTGCAGGGTTTCATTTGTAGAATACACACCCTCAAAAGTCTTTTCTGCGCTTGGCTTTTCTTTTGGTAGCATTTCCCAACGCAAGCTTGCGGCATTTTGCACAAAGTCCAGAATTTGAGATTGATCAATTTCCTTTTGCCTCATTCGGAAAATGCTTTCCTGCATTTTTGGCATTGTTTTAATTGTATCACGCAACAAGGAGTCAAATTGATCAGCGTTCTTGTGATTATGCCGCATTTTTGCTTGATACCCTTCACCTGCTACCAAGCCATTTGAACAAGCGAAACGGAATGCCCCTGCTAAAAGATTCAAAGCGGATTTTCCATCGTGACTATTGTATAAAAGCACTTCAGACCGTGAGTCAGAATAGGGGTTTTGCAGATCGCTATCATGCGCAAATGCTATCAAATGCGCCGCAAATGGTTTGCCCGATATCTTACGACTAGGGCGTTGTATTGCTTGAGTCGGTCTATAACCATAATCTGCCAAAACTTGCATTGCGTCATAAGTGGAAACAAAGCCATAGCGCTCTGTTGTTTCTGGGCTTTGTGAATTGGTTAAAACCGCAGGGCAATTATCAATTACCGAATCTAGGCTTAATTCGGTTGCATCATTTTTTCTTGTGTAGATTAGATCAAAAGCCATTTCTGGACTCCTTTTTTAGGTTTAGCAAAATTAAAGGGGCAAGTTTTACCCTGCCCCCTAGTTAATGTGATTCGGTGTTTTAGTAAAGCCATTTTATTAAAGCACTAGAATATCCAATCCAAAAGCCATAACCAAAACACAAGAAAGCCAATTACTTGGTAAAGCTTTTCCATAGATCAAGCGGCTATTGGCATCATTTCCCGTTCTGGATTATCCACAATAAACGGACTCTTGCTTTTCTGAATTGATTTGCCGCCCTTTAGTCGCAAGCCAATAATTTTGTTTCGGCTATACAAATTCACCAGATCGCTTTTGTCACCGTCTATAACCGTTTTGCCTAAAAATGTTTTTGGCATTCCATAGCGGAAAACTACGGAAATTGGTCTGTCTTTTGTTAGCGCAAGTTTGACCTGATTTTGGTATTTTGGCGCTGCAGAATATGAAAACATTAATTGATAGTTTTCGGGCGTTTTGCCTAATCGACTCGCAATTTTTGTATAGTCATAAAAAAGGGCATTCTCGAATTGTTGCGGAATGCCATACTTTTCCCAACCAATATCTGAAATTGTATTGAGTCGAAACGCCGCCCGTTTGTTTCGCTTTTCACATTTCCTTATAAATGCGGCAATTTCCTTTTTTAGTATTTCCAGAAATTGCGCCCTATCTGAATGCCAAAAATCTGTCTTAGATTGACGGGATTTTGCTACAGTATGCATTTGCCCCCGTCCTGCAGAAACCAAGCAAGGGGTTTTGCATTCCGCTATAATTTGCGCAGGACATATAATTTGATCGGGCATCATTGATAAAGATGCAATTTCAAAATCAGTGCCAGTTTGGCTTTTCAAAATTTTGGTATTGCTTGCGTTTGTGTTCAGTAATTTCATTTCCTGGTTTTCCTTTTTCTAGGTTTAGCCAGGAAAATATAAATGATTTGAATCGATTCGTGAATAGTAACGCCACCTAATAAAATAATTTTAATTGAATTTTCATTTTGAATTTTCTGGTAAAAATTTTATTTAATTAATGCATTGACAGAGTCAGTATTAATCCTTTTAATGCGGTCATAACACGCTTGTCGTGCAAGTATTTTTTAAATTTAGTTCACGGTGGTAATGAAATGAAATTGAATACTGAATGCGCTGCAGAAATAGGTGAAGCACTAATAGACGCTTGTGAAATGGTTCAAAATAGTGGAATAAAAGAAGCAGCGGTTGTAATGGTCAGTGATAAAGCTGTAGCCATGCCGCATCATCCTGAGTTAGATAACTACGGCTATAAAATAGTAGGTAAGGTATATAAGTAGCAGTATATACTGCTTGTCGTGCGAGTAAAAAAGCCCCTCAAAAAGGGGCTGTTTTTGTTTCTTATTGTGGTGGGTTACTGCTAAAGACTTTCACAAGCCTCTGGATCGTTCAAATAGGTACTTGGATCACAAAGTATAGCTTTTACCTCTGCAGTGAAGTCTGGATTGATCTTCCAGTCTGCAGGGCCACCAATATAAAGCGCTGCTTTGATTTCGTGCGGTACATCAAAACCACTGTGCGGAACAATTGTGCCAGGATAAAAGTTTGTAGGCTTATGCGGCTTGGATTCGGTAAGATAGCTGTCACGGTCAATCCGACCCACATATTTATCATTCAAGCTTACAAGGTTGTTTGTATATACGGTTAATTTATCCTGCATCTGCTTGCTCCCACTGCTGCGCTTCGTAAATTTCTGCAGCATGACTTTCAGATACTTCACGCAATATTCTATGAGCTTCATGCGTGGAATTACATACTTTTTCTTTACCCATAGAATAGAAGCTTGATCCTGCTTCGTAAGGGTAACAGGCGATAGGCTTTCCTGCTGAATATTTTATGAAAAAGTCAGGCGAATTATAGAGTTTCTTAGACATTTCCTCTATATTTTTCCACTTATTTCCAATGTCCTCTATTTTTGACCACCACATATCAGACTGCACTGGTGTCGAAGCACCATCAAATTTGCGCTGATAGTATTCTACTTTTTTCATGTCAGCATCATATTCTTTGCTCATACCATAGCCCCTTCACCAAAACACTGCTTGGCCTGATCGTCGGTAAGCTTGTAACACACATTACCCTGTGTGTCAGCGACTTCCCAAGGCATTTTTGATGCTTTAGTATTATAACCATGCAGCTTGCAGGGTTCTTTATCAATTATATAGACCTTATCTACATCCAAATTAAACAGCTTTGCCATTGATTTCAGCATGATCTGTTTCGTGGACTTAGCACCCTTGATTTTAACTTTAAGTTTAAAGGTGGCTTCGGTTTCACCATAGGTACAGTTACCTATGGTCAGTTCCACATCATCCAGAGTGTTTTGGATAGAAGCAATCCCGGCTTCGATGTCAGCCCGTACAGATTGCAAGTTGGTTTTGTTAAAAGTTTCAATTGTCATACCTGCACCCTCACTTCGTCTGATGGTGCATATCCTACTGCGCCAAAGTCAAAATACACACAGGTACATGAGAAATTTTCTTTTTCTGTTTCCATGACCAAACTGTATTCATACTCATTCATTGGGTCATGTTCACAGTCAACAAGCATTCCTGCTTGGAGATTATCTACTTTAACTTTTTCCATTTTGATTCCCTTTTCTGGTTTAGCCTGACCTTTATAAAACTCATAACTAATTTAAGTCAAGTGTTTTGTTAGGTGGCGTTAAAAGAAAACCCCCCAGAGGAAAGTAAAACTCTGAGGGGTTGAGGGAGGAAATGAAAAATGACAACACAACGAAGCCATCTATAACTAAATACATAGCTGATTCGTTTGTTATGTGCAAGTATTAATATTTATATTGACTTTGTTAAGGGGCGTTTGTAGGTATGAGTTAGCTAAACTGAAAGAGGATACAATATGGCACATCAACGATTTTTGAAACGAAAGGTGTTAAAGTCAGGCCAGGTGGTCTGGTCTGTTAACCCTTCACAAGCGGTGCGTGATGCATTGGGATATGTATATGAGCAATATCCTAATCGTGCAGATGCAGTTTGTCGTGCGAGTGAAATTTCAACTCACTTTGATCAATATAGACGGGATAAGAAAAGCATTGAGTATGTTAATTCACACTCAGTTGCAGGGCTTGTTAGTGCGTATAAGCAAACAAACAGTTGGGACAAGCTTTCAGATAATAGCAAGCGCACTTACAATCAGTTATTAAATGGCGTTCTGCATATGCCTGTTGGTCAGCATTCCAAACCGCTGAATGAAATGTTGGTAAGCACTGTCAGTGTACAACACGCCGAAAAGATTTACTCAAACCTGAAGCAAAACGTGAGTATGCATCGTGCAAATCATACGTGTAAGGTTCTTCGTCGTTTGTGGAAAGTTGGTGATCGTCTTGGGTTAGCTAAAGAAAACCCTTTCAGCAATATGGGTCTACAAAAGCTTAAAGACAGGATCATTCTCTGGACACCTGAAGATGTAGAAAAAATCATCAAAGTTTCAGATGAAAACAATTATTCAAGCATCGGTACTCTCGTCCTGCTTTGTTATGATCTGTGTCAGAGGCCAGGAGATATGCGGCAATTAACTTGGGACAACTATTATCCTGACGATGGGCATGGTTTTGCTTTCGTGCAGGAGAAGACAGATACCCCTGTTGAGCCAGAGGCCAGTGATTGGCTTATTGAACGCCTTAAAAATACAAGACGGGTCAATACTACCAATCACATCGTTTACTATGAAAATACGGGTAAGCCATATGATCGATGGAATTACAATATGGTATTCCGTAGACTGCGTGATCTGGCAAAGCTTCCGAAAGAACTACAGCTTCGTGATCTACGCCGCACTGGTGCAACAGAAATGGCTGAGAGCGGCTGTACAGAGGATGAACTACGGGCTGTCACAGGCCATCAAAGTAGAGACATCCTCTCTATATATGTTCGCCCCACTAAAAAGCTTGCACGGGCAGGACAACGCAAAAGGTATGCAGCTAGATGAAAAAATGTAGTTGCTGCGATCAAACTGCAATTGTTTATCACCGAAGCGCATTCTGGTGCGCAGTCTGTTGGTTAAAACTTTTTAGGAAGGAAACCCATGAGTAAATCTAATTGTTCTTGGCTATATATAGTAGGCTGCTTTGAAAAAATGAAAGCAGTAAAAATAGGTATTTCAAAAAAGCCGACCTATCTGGGAAGATTGCAAGCATTGCAAACAGGAAACCCTTTCCATTTACACATCTATGCAGAGTTCCCTGTTAATAAATGGCACATTGCTACGATGGAAAAAAATATCCACCAAGCCCTTTCCGAAAAGAGGATGAAAGGGGAGTGGTTTAATATTCACCCAAGACACGCAATATCCGTAGTAAAAAAAGAGTTGGGGTACGCAGCATGATTGAAGTAACCTACATAGACCACATGGGTAGTGATCTGTCAGTGGTGAATGCAGCTAGAGTTAGCTTCGGTAAGAAAAGTGAGTGGTATGTGAACGAAGCTTTTGGGTGCGAAAACTGGCCTAATTGCTCAGAGGTAGGATGCCATGAGGACTTTTACTACGAGCTAGAAGAAAAGGACGAAAGGCTGATCAAATATCTAGCGAAGCATGGTCACATCAGCCCCTTTGGTCACTGCTTCGCATCCTTCCACATCAAAGCACCTGTGTTTGTAGCTAGGCAGCTAGTTAAGCATAAGTTCCTTAGATGGAATGAGATTAGCCGTAGATATGTGGATGATGAGCCTGAGTTCTACGAGCCTGACAAGTGGCGAGGTAAAGCTGCCAATAAAAAGCAAGGAAGCTCTGGGTATATAGACCTAGATGAGATTGATGCCTTCCATTGTAATGACTCGATCATGACTAACGGTAATGACGGTGTTTACTTAGCTACTCAGGACACTCTTAGTATGTATAAAGCTCTCCTAAGTGCTGGTGTATGCCCCGAACAGGCTAGGATGGTATTACCACAGTCCATGATGACCGAATGGTACTGGTCAGGTAGCCTAGACGCATTCTCAGACATGTGCCTACTGCGTTGTGCCAATGACACACAAGTTGAGACACAAAAGGTGGCAGCACAAATCAGTGTTAAGATGCATGAGTTATTTCCCATATCTTGGATGGCACTTGGTACAAATAATGGGTGAAATTGACCTAGTGCGAAAACTTTTGTAGAATTAAATGAACCTGGAGAAAAAAATTGTTTATTATTAGGCACTTGGTTGCGGGAGTAGGATTTGAACCTACGACCTTCAGGGTCTGGGAGTATTCAATGTTTTCAATAGGTTACCGCCATTAAAAGTTATTAGCCTCATAACTAAGGGGCATAACTAATCATTGACAAAGTGGCGAATCAGCAGTAGGCTTACGCCTGTCCCTTGGGGGGCAGGTATAGGCATAACAATATACCTATTGAGGAAATAGTTAAATGAAACTTCAAGGCAAGAAGCAGTTTAAATCTATGTCCACATTTTCCTGTGATCATTGTGGTCAGCTAGTACTCAAAAATAACAACTACTATGCTTTATATTTTGAGTTCTATCCCAAACAAAAAGTTGAATATAAATTTGATAATGACAAGAAATGGTCAGATGAATATCCATCTATGATGCATGAATCCGTGTGTGTTTCATGCGGTAGCAAAGTCAAATGAGTTATAGTCGTTTTGATCAGCTTGAGGTCATTAAGTCCCTTGGGCTGAAGGATGGTGATCATCAAACAATGGACTGTCCTTTCTGTGGTGGAGCAAAGAAATTTACTGTAGACAAGTTTGATGGTAAAACTGTCTGGAACTGTTACAGGGCTTCCTGTTCAGCCAAGGGCATATACTCAGGCAAACGCAGTATTGATACTATAAGATCAAGACTTTCTGATAAGCCTCAACAACGTCCTGTGCGCAGGGTTATACCAGTACCCTCTATCACTACCGCTCCAACGAAT